TTATAGGTGTTGAGCAGGATAATGTTGGGCTGGTCGTGGTCCTCGGGGTTCTTAAAGATGCCCCAAGTAGTGCCTGCGGAGTAGTCAGCACGCTGGTGTTTCTCGAACGCCGTGTCCCACGTCTGGAGGATGTAGTCGCACGCAGGCGGATCTTCGCTGTCCCACCATTTCCACCAGTCGCGCTTGACGATGGCCGACTCGTTGCCAACGGGGTTCTGCTGGTACTGTGCCTGCCACTTGGCGTTAGGCAGTTCTTCTTGTAGCGCAGAGAGTTCTTCCAGTGACCAGAACTCCGGCCACAGCGGGTTGCCCGAGGGCATGATGGCCGGGAACTCGATGACCTCCCACTCCTCACCGCCGCGCTGAGCGCTGGCTTTTATCACCTGCCCGGTGAGGTCGCGCATGGCCCATCGGGTCATCACGATGACAATAGCTCCCCCCGGCTGGAGACGCTGCCGTGGGCCTGAGGTGTACCACTCGTAGACCTTATCGTATACCTCGGGGTTCACCGCTGCAAGTGCAGCCTCCTGCTCGGAGTGCGGGTCGTCGATGATGAGCAGGTCGGCACCCTTACCGGTCACCGCACCGCCCACACCGATAGCGAAGTAGTCGCCACCCTTGCTGGTGTTCCACCGTCCGGCTGCTTTGCTGTCGGCTTGGAGGTTCAGAGCCGGAAAAGTGCCCTTGTAGACCTCGGAATCAACCAAGTTTCGGACCTTGCGACCGAAACCCACAGCTAGCTCTGCCGTGTGTGAGGTTTGGATTACTTTCTTATGGGGAAACTTGCCCAAGAACCAAGCGGGTAGTAGGTACGACGCGAATTCCGACTTGGTATGGCGTGGCGGCATGTTGATGATCAACCGCTTTAGCTCGCCTTTGGCTACCCGCTCGAAAGCAGCGGCCATGATCTTGTGGTGACGGCCTGAAATGAAGGTCGGCCACACCTTTTCCACGAACTTGATGAACTTCTCTTGCGAAAGCTCGCGCTGTTTGAGCTTTTCCAGCTTAATTAGCTGCGCTTCGAGCACCCGGAGGTCCGTCTCCGACAGTTTGTCGATGATCTTGGGCAGGTCTTTGAGAGAGACCGTATCAAGAGCCTCCATCTAGCCCCTCATCCGTCAATTCTTTATGCACATCGACCTCGACCTGTTCAATTTCTTCGGTTTTTTGTACAGGTTCGTCCTCTAATTCGCTGATTAGAGGCTCCACGTCGACCACGTCAGCATTGAGCAGGCGCTTGATGCGGTCCTTGATGCTGTTTTCGAGGTCTGTGGAGGTCTTGTGCGTGACAGTGATCTCGCTGCGCTCTGTAAAAAGGCCCACGTCACTGTGTTTGCCGAGCAGTTCGAGCGCTTTTAGCTCCAACTTGGGGTCGCCGCAGTCCGAAAGCTGCAACAGCTTGTTGGTTATGTAGTTGCGAGCCTGCTGAGCGTCGGCAAATGTCTGGAAATCGAACCGCTTGACCAGCACTGAGGCTGCTTTGGCCTCCGAAGGCACTGTTATATGGCGGGGTTCCTGAGGTTTCTTCTCACCGTTGATCAGTGCAGCCGCACTATGCAGGTCTTGGTCGGAGTAATCAATGCTTCCACCAAGCTCTTCGATGAGGTTTGCCGTGTTTATGGCAACGGCGACGCTGTCCTTATGGGTTTTAGGTACCTCGTCAGACAGGTCGAAGGGGATTGGGTGATCCCCGGTAGGCGTAAGTTCAATCATCGGGAACGCGCACCAATGAAACTGCGCCGACTATAACAGAAAGAAATATAGGTACGCAACACAAAAGGAGGTTGGGACTCCTGACGGGGGGTGTTCCCATATTGAGGGGGGTGGGGTGTGTGGTACAGAAAAATAAAACTAGGGGAGGTGATGAAATGAGCGGAACACAGTTTATGCGTGCGCCGGGACTCCGATCTAGGGCTTTGGGGGGTGGGG